ATTAAAAAACGGTTATACGGAATACTGAATGCAATGCGTCATCGCGTCTCGAATGGAAATGCGGAGGCGCTTAACAGCAAGATCAGACTGCTGAGGATAAAGGCCAGGGGATACCGAAACCGGGAACGCTTTAAACTGGGAGTTATGTTCCACTATGGGAAACTGAATATGGCGTACTGAGTCTTCCCACCATGATCGGGGAAGACCCATATTTATACAGTAGCACGTATTGGCAAAAGATGGGAAGAAAAAAAACGAATAGAGCGATTGCTGTATGTGCATGATATGGATATGAATTACTTATGTATTGGTTTTGATGCTTCAGCCATCGCCGCAACACGATTAAGGATTTTCCGAGCTTTAGCCTCATGCGATGGTGCTGCGGAAAATATTTCTCCTTTGGCCGTTCCGCGTAGCCATTTACCATCAAAACAACTTTTACCACCGGCCATCAGGTGCAGGGCTTCGCCCCGGCTGATATTAATGCCGGTTGTCAGATGTATTTCGTCGATAGTTTTAGCTATAGCTGCGTTTTGCTCATCCGTTCCGTGGATGAATTTTCGCCGTGCTGCTGGCTTTTGCTTCCTGAGTCGGTTGGTCAATTCTCGTCTTTCACGCCGACTCAGTGGTTTTGTTAAATCCAGTATCGGTGGATCGCTTTCGCTTCCCGTACAGTTATTGACAGAACTCCGAGGGACGGCTTTGCCGTCCTGAAGGTCAACGGCCAAATCAACAGCACGCTTCGGAACAATCTTCCACTGAGTAAGCCTGGTTAAAATCGGGCTTCCTGCACCTATGGAGGAATCGTAGACCCCCTTAATACATACCGTTTCCTCACCGTACTGATTAAGCTCGGTACGGGGTTCATACAGTGTACGCACCTGTAAATCATCGCGACGGACAAACGGCCCACCCTGCGCATTAACATAACCAGCCCAGTCACCTGCGTCGGCGGCATCATGGACGGCGGCAAACTCAACGCTCAGGCCGTGCGCGGTTTCGGTATCAGCGAGGCGACGCAACTCACGGTAGACCGTCACCGGCGCACCACCGATAAACTGAAACTGACGGATGTGCCAGCGCGCTGCCCATGCTGAAACGGCGGGGGCTGTCTCTTTCAGCAGTTCACCACTTTCATCATCGGTTTCACCATCGAGAGCATAACCGTCGATATTTTTTGAGATGTATTTAGCAACATAGCCGGTTGCGCTGCCTTTCTCCGGGTCAATGGCCTCGGCGTGGAAACGTGCTTTTTTGGCTTTATCGCTTTTCAGTTCGTGGCGGTCTTCTTTCCATGCGTATTTACGGACGATGGATCGAACATATTCAACATCTTCCGGCAGCATGAACATCAGTATGTGCCAGTGTGGAGTGCCGTCGTGATGGGGTTCGGCGACACGAATACCGAAAATACGGACATCTTCCCGATGCAGTTTGGCACGGATACGCGCCCAGATACCGGTTAGATAGTTTTGCGTGTCAGCCGGGCTAGCACCGCTCCATTTGCTGTTACGGTACCCGGCTTTAGTCGTGGCGTGATATTTTGACGGCGCGGTTAGAGTGTAAAACTCACCAACATAACCGAGCTCATTACAGATGTTTTCAAACCCACGAATGCGGGTCATGAGCTCACAGCGGCGAATGGCAGGGTTAGCAACTGAGCCATCATATTTTTCAATCAGGCTGATACGGTTGCCGTCTTCGTCTTCGAGATCCAGACCTTTGAGAAATTCACGAGTGCGGCGCTTTTGTTCACGCCAGTCAGTCACGCAGTTTTTACTCGCGTAGGTGTTTTTTTTCTTGCTGACGTTGCCGACTGCAATTTGCAGGTGTTCGCGCCAAGTAGCCGCAACACGGCGCAAACGACCACGCCACCACCCATCGTTAAACATCTTGGCGATAGCCGGTGCGATTTCATCCGCGCCGACATATTTTTTTGCAACCCGATCCCAATGTGGTGGGATAACGTTGAATTGGAGGGAAATAAAGCCAGCACGGATATACCAGGTGTACAGCGTTTTAAGCTCGCCGAATCCGTTGTCATCAATGTTGGCAAGTTCACCACGAATGAAATTAGCAATATCAGCGGCCAACAGGTCAACATCAGCGCGCGACATGTCCGGGAGGCGGTTATATCGGGCGACCATATTAACCATGCGAGACGCCAGATATTGCATAAGCTGGGTATCAAAATGACCTCCAAAAACAGCGGTTGATACATTGCTGTTGATACCCGCGCATTCGTATTTTTTTGCGACCAGTTCAAGACGCGGCAATTCCTTTTTGCAGAAGCTGATTAAAAAGGCATTGGTTCGTTGACTGCCCTGATTTTGCTCCAGCACCGCAGCAGTGCGATAAACATCTAACCGCACGCAGTCGGGCTGGAGAGAAAGCACCTTTTTCGCATGCAGCAAAGCCGCGAACATACGGTCGCGGCGATACTGTTGGTCGTAGGTAAGATATGGACTGACTATTGCCGACCGTGGGGCATTCCACGGAAAAGCAAAAGTATATTTTGTCATACGATGGCCAGCTCCAGTTGATAACCTCAGACGCGCTTTCGCCCATCACACGCCCCTGTAATGCTTAGATTTGAGCTCATTGATTTGTTGACACGTCACGCAAAACGCCACACCCGGAATTGCAGCGCGGCGTGCTTCCGGGATTGGTGCGTCGCATTCTTCGCAGAGAAAACGAGAGGGCGCTACGGTGCGACTGCGTGCGGTGTTGATGTGCCGCTCGCGGTCTTCCTGCTCGCGCTGTTGTGCTAAATCCATTGCGTCAGTCATTAGTGCAGCTCCTGTGATTCATTCTCAAAGCGGGTTGCTTCACGGCGCAGCAATTCGGCAGCTTCGGTGCCGCTCATACCCTCTTTGGTGATATGGATAGCCAGCGCCTCAAGGCGGATGGAAACAGCGAGCGCACGGTCTTTACGCTCTTCTTTTTTTGCATCGGTCAGCAATACGGCCAGCGCATCGCTATCAGTGTTAAAACCACGTGATTCGGTATTACGCATAATTGACTCTCTTGATTTCGGGCAATAAAAAGCCCGGCGGGTTTACGCCAGATAATTAATTGTGATTAATTAGCTATAGCCAAATACAACGGCAGGTTTACTTTTTAACTGGCTGATAATTTCAGCTTTCAGGCCATCCTTAAACTCTTTGCAGCATTCCCACTCAGGGTCAACACGAAGTATTGCACCGTCGCGGGTTTTAATTTCAAAACCGTCTTCCATATTCGGAATCATGGCTCCTAAAACAATTCTTAATTCATCGCGTGACATGCTTAATCCCTTTAACAATAAAGTGGACAATACGAATAATTAAAAAGCCTGACGACTTCGACTGCTTAGATTTCAGCCCTTTTAATAATTCGGACTGAGAGCGGCACGGGTGCCAGCGCTTACCATCTTTACCCGCGATCCAGCCGTGACCGTAATGCATGCCTGGACTTTGCTTAACGAGCAGAGATGCGAATGAGGGTTCATTTTTCAGCATACGCACCTCAAATCAACCCGAAGGATGCACCAATACCGCTCATGGTATCGACCACGCTCGACATAGCGGGATTAGTTTGCAGACGCGCATGCAGCGCCATTGCCGATAATGACAACATGCGAATCCCCGCATTTACGCTAGCAATCATGTTTTGTTTTCTGGCTGGCGTGAGGCGGTCGTCGGAAACTGCACCGCTTGCCAGTTCGCCAAGTTCACTCATTGCGCGCATGACGTAGGATTGCAGTTTCTCTTTTGCCAGTTCGTTGACCGGTACGCATGGCAGACAATGGATCTGCGCCAGAAAACCATCGACGAGGGTCGAGTCTTCGGTCAAGTCTGTCAGCGTCCAGATTTCACGCGGCGTTAACTGGTGCGGCTGTTCTGGGTTGAGTTTGTTGTAAAGCGTATGCGGCTTGATTCCGGCTTTATTCGCTAGTTCTTTCACGTTATGAGTAGCTGCGAATTTTCTGCAGGCCTCGTCAAAGTGCGCATGTGACGAAACACGAAAATCTAACATGCTGTAACTCCCTTTAACTTGCAAAATCAAGTTCAGTTAAGCGATGACTGTTAGTTGATATAACGGCAATCGATAGCTTGCTGGGTCAGTTTGTCACGCCATGCTTTGACGTTGATAAGGGTGCGGCCACGCTTAGCGGCTTTTTCTTTGCTGGTAACATCTTTGGTGGGAGCTTTGAGAAGGACGCCCTCATCAATCCATTGCCAGACCAGACGCTCGCTAACGCCACGGGCGGCAGCGAAGTCTTTTACTGACATGGTGTCTAACATCGCTGTACGAATCATGTTTTGCATGGATAGCTGCATCATGGTTACAAGCGCATTGAACTGACCAGCGTCTAGCAATACAGTTTGATTTTGTAAGTTTTGTGCGTCATGCAGCGGGATTGATTTTGCATCTGACATATCGCATTATCTCCTGTTGTTTGAAATGTAGTGCAGTGGTGTGCATCTTGGTCGATAAGTGCCACTATAGATCGTAAAAAGTTTTCTGTAAACACCCATAAAATTATCTGTAGGGGTTTTTATGAGTTCTGAGCTTGATGTTCAGTGGCGCATAGGTGCGTCAAATGGCGTATTAGAGCGCTTAATGTCAGCCTATGGCGTCAAGATGCAAAAGGATTTGGCTGACCTGCTAGGAATCGCGAAACATAGCGTTAGCGGCTGGGTTCAACGCGATGCAATACCTGGCAACATCATAGTTAGGTGTTGTCTTGACACGGGCGCTGATATTAATTGGCTTGTAAGTGGTGAGCTTGCAAATGCAAATCATGGGCGAGTCGGTTGCAAGTTAAAAGGCAAAGAGCTTTATGACGAGATTATGACGAACGGCGGTAAAACCGTTTTGCGTAGGATTCTGGATGCTTATGGTTTTACGATGCAAAAAGAGCTTGGTGATTTATTAGGTATTTCTTCCGGTACTATTAGCACTTGGGTTAGGCGTGACTTCTTCCCTGGCGATGTGGTTGTGACCTGCGCACTCGATACTGGCGTATCGTTAGAGTGGCTATCTACAGGAAAAGGCCAAATGCGAGACAGCAAAGAGGGTGAATCACTTAACGCCTTAACAGTAAGAAAATGTCGTCTTGAAGCTGGTGAGTTAAAAGATATTGGGCGTTGGACTCCAGACCTTTCAATGGTTCCTGCAAACATTGATGAGTTGGTCTTTATTGATGGAGTTGGCGCATCTTGGCTTGTTGATTGTTCTAACTCAAAGATAGGAAATGGTCGTTGGCTTATTGGCATTGATGGTGCGCTCGATATTTTTGACGTAATCAGAATGCCAGGTGGAAAGGTCAGGCTATCAAATAAGTCTGCTGAGTTTGAATGTAATCTCTCTGATATCACACCATCAGGTGCAGTTATCTTTACCTTGGAAAAGCATGTTTAAGGAGCAGTAATGAAAAAGTTTTTATTTGGAATAATCTGTATTGCACTCTCTTCCTCAACCTTTGCCGCTGAAAAGTTCAAAGAGATTGATATTAAATCTTTTGGTGATAAATGGCCGCTGACCTTTGAGCATGCAAAGGTATCTTGTGTAAATAGTCACTACGTTTTTGTTTATGACATTGATACGGATGAACGATACCCCCTAAGCGGTATGGCTAAAAACGCCGTCAAATCAGGAAAAATGGAAGGGCGAGATTTAAAAGAAGTTCTTAAAAAAGACCCTAACGATTCATTAGAAAGCGCTGATATTGGCCCGATTTTCAGTGAAGCTATAGCGTTGTGTGAATAATATTTTTTGGCCTCGGTGTAGCTATGACAGTAAGTAAGCAAAAAAATGGTAAATGGTTATGTGAGCTTTATCCAAATGGCCGGGAAGGGCGGCGTATACGTCGTCAATTCAATACCAAAGGTGAGGCCGAGGCATTCGAAGCATTTACCAAAAGCGAGAGTGAAGATAAGCCGTGGCTCGGCAAGAAAGAAGACCGCCGACGCTTAAGTGAGATTATTCAGCTTTGGCACAATTTGCACGGTCAGGCGTTAGTAGCCAGTAAGTCGCGGTTGGCAAAGCTTCAAATCGTATGTAACGGGTTGGGCGACCCTATTGCATCTCGTCTTACCGCTAAAGATTGGGCTCATTACCGTGACCGTCGATTACGTGGCGAAATAGACAACGGCTATCACAAAGACCCGGCGAAGTGGATCGCCAAACCTATAACTGTCAATCGCGAGCAGCAATACCTCGAAGCAGTGTTCAATGAACTGCGACGATTAGGGGAGTGGAGTTTACCCAATCCACTGGACGGGATTCGCGTATTCAAAGAAGCTGAGAAAGAAATGTCCTGGCTAACTTTGTCTCAGCTCCCGGAGCTGTTCCGAGCCTGTGAACAATATGGCAAAGAAAATCTTACGATGATTGTTAAGGTATGTTTGGCAACCGGTGCACGATGGGGAGAAGCCGAGAGGCTTACACGCGCTCAACTCTCACCCTACAAGCTGACCTTCACCAAAACCAAAGGTAAGAAGAATAGAACTGTTCCGATTCCTAAATGGCTCTATGACGAACTATCCACACGTCAAGGAAGGATGTTTAAATTGAAGTGGTTTACTGAATTTGGCCACCTGAACAGAGGTGATATGCTCACCTCAGAACAACACAGGTGCCATAATGAAAAAAAGAAATTTCAGCGCAGAGTTTAAACGCGAATCCGCTCAAC